GATATGATCCGTAGGATTTCGTTAGGTGAGAATATACTGCTAGGTGACGATATGGGCACCGGCAAGACACTCGAAATGATTGGTGTCATTAACTACCTGTTGGATGCGAATAGTAAGTTGTTAATTGCATGCCCTAACAACGCCAAGTTAGTATGGCGCAACCATCTACGCGACTATTGCATCCACAACTACGAAGTAGAAGTAGCCTACACTTCGTTATATATGTTTAGTGACCAAGTGATAATGAATTACGAGGCCGTCGCTTTAAAGTATGGTGATAGCCTCGCTAGACAGAAATGGGATATGTTGATTTATGATGAGGGTCATAAGTTAAAGACTCCTAGTGCGGCGCGCTCCCGTGCCTGCTATAAAATCAATGCCCGCATACAAGTTATAACTACTGGCACGCCAATCGTTAACTATCCATACGAAATCTTCCCACTGATTCATTATCTAGATAGGAAGCGATGGCCCGAGTACGGACGTTTCGAAATGATGTTTGGCTCCAAATCTAACGAAAAGCTAGGCCGTAACCTTAACAGATTAAATCAAATGTTAAGGGATACGATAATGGTGCGCCGTCTAAAGAAGGACGTCCTAAAGGACCTACCACAGAAGCGTAGGTCAATAATTGAAATAGAAGTACCAGACGAAGTCCGGCCGTTAATAGAGGAAGAAAAGAAATTATGGAGTGAGATCACTAGTGGTTCATCTATTGACGAAGTCAATGCATTGAATGCTATGCGTAATGAAGATATTGCCGATACTGACATAGACTGGCACGCCATTATTCTAGCTTTGCAATCTACTAAGAGTTATCCATTTACGAAGATGGCGGCTATTGCCCATAAGATAGGGTTGGCGAAGCTACCATTTGTTATCGACCATATCTCCGATGCATTAGAATCGCGAGATAAAGTGGCCGTATTCGGCCATCATCGTGACGTCCTAACTAAAATTGCCGAGCACTTTAATGGTCATTCCGTATTACTATTGGGTGGCAACACAAATCAAGCAGAAGTAATCGAGCAAGCCAAAGACAGATTCAATAATGACGAAAACTGTACACTGTTTGTGGGCGGGATAACGATGGCTGAATCCTTCAGTCTAAAGGGTTCGTCAACGTGCATCTTCGTAGAGGAAGATTGGGTACCTGGCGTACACACGCAAGCTGAGGACCGCTTGCACGGCATCGGCCGCGGTGACGCTGAGGCAAAGAGTATGTTAATACAGCACTTGGTATTCGAGGATTCATTGGATACCAAGAAGGCGCAGTTAACAGTACGTAAACAGAAGTCAATAGATAGGGCGACGAGATGATTGCAAGCAGAACAAGATTCATTTCATTTGCAATAGTAACATATCGCACCGATAAGGAATTACGAGAGTGGTTGATAGATACACTTCCTCTATTCGAGAAAGAAAAGAAGTCATTAGACATAGATGATTATGATGGTGTACCACTTGAGGAATTATAGAGGTGATGCGATGAAAAGACGCATATTCACTGTTATAATCAAGAGTCCAGATGATACTCAACTGACAAAAGCTGATCTACGTAAGTATATAAGTGATGCAATAAAGAATTGGTCTGGGCAATGTGACCCTGACGTTGATCCTTTATGGATCGAGATATATGAACATAAAAATAGAGTGGTAGTAACAAATGGATCCTAAACACGTCCTAATGCGCCTTGGTCTAATGTATCTCGCCGATCGCCAAGGTCGTACTGCTATCCATAAAGAATTTTTGAATGAGAAATCATTGAAAGAAGAAGTAGATAATGTGAAAGTAGTAGAACGTGATAACAATTTCGTTTGGATATGGACCGAAATCAAATGACCTACAGGTGCGCCGTCCTATGGGCCTTGTTTCTAGCTCACCTAAAGGATGTGAAACCATGTTGGTGGAATATAAATCATGTAAGATGTCCATTACACATTGCATTACTACGAGAGTGCCATGGCGCACCATAATCTGTCCATTATGGTGGCTAGGCAGTAGGCAGTAAACATAACATCAGGAGGGGACACCAATGGCAAAGGCACAACGAAGACGTAGGAAGAATCACAAGAGTAATGTAATGACAGCTAGTAGTCACATCAAAGCACACGTTGGAAAGTGCCCCAAATGTAAGGCGAAGTTGATCGTAGTTTGCGGAGGCTAGCCCAATGGCAAAGATCTGGAAAGATGAAAAGGGAAAGTTGTTCCATGATGAGTGCTTCGATGCAGGGGAAGATAGGGAAGGATATATAGCAGTCACATTGGAAGAGCTAGACGAGGATGACGTTTGTGAGTCGTGTGGTGGAGAATTTCTAGTTGGTCCAGAGGAAGATGACGATGATGAAGATGACGCAGATGACGATGACAGAATCGAAACTCCGTAGGATCGCCAGGAACATTATAGAAGTAATCGTGACGCTAGTGCTAGGTTGGTATGCCTTAACGGCGTGGCTACATGTAGCATATATATTTAGATGATCGAACTACGTGTGACACTACTAGTGTTAGATCCAAGCGGATGGCTTGTGGGCCGCTGTGAAATACGCAGCCCATATATAGAATGGGATGACACTAGTGGTGTCACATGTTGGTCACTATGCATGCCAATATATGAATGGGCCGTACTTCTATGGACTTTGATACATACATCGCAACGATTTATGAAGGTGACGATAGTTAACGAGGAAATGATAAGTACAAATGCCAGCACCAGTGCATAGCAGCCATCGTAATATAATAAACGTCATAGATAAGAAATGGCGAGACGGCGCGCCATTTGCCATCTGGGAAGTAGTAATTGACTCTGGTATGTCAACATCCAGTGTGACGCGCACTCTCCTACGATTAATGGAACTAAAGCTAGTGTCTAGGCGTAAGAAGGGATACCAACGCAGGCACTATCGAGTGACATCACAATGGATAACCAAGGACGAAGTAATCCAAGCCTTCCATTGGGCGGCGGTACTTGACATATGATAACCTGCAAATGTGGCGCATTATTCGCCAAACTCAAAGATTGGGAGGCACATCGAGACTCTTTCAAAGAGAAATACGCAGTACCACAATTCGAGCGAAGCCTACATGAATGGTATAAAACAATATGACAAGTGATGATACATACACAGCAAACGTCCGTGTCCAAGAACTATCTAGGGAAGTAGATCGTATCCTTGGAATGCTAGCTAGCGCCCGTGGGCTACTAAAGTGGGAAATAGTACGCTTGGCATTGGTAGAGTACGCGGAGCGACATAAGGATGAGATTGGGAAGGTAGTAAATGGGTAAAGTCAAAGATATACAAATAATAGCAATGCATACAGATGGACGAGAGCCAGATATGTGGCAATTATATATACGTTTCTATGGAACGAAAAAGGAATCAGAACTGTTAATGCAGCGTATCAAGGATCTGGTACCAAATGCTACTAGGTAGTAAGCCCCTGGCAGATATGACTGAAGAAGAAATGATAGCAGCAATGGAAGAATTGCGTAGTAGTCGGGAGGCATTACGCAATGAAGCAATCAAACAAAAGAAGGAACGTGATGCCGCTGGCATTCTGACAGAGCCAAAAGTCAAACGGGAGAAGAAAGTTAAGGAAGTAGATCCATTCGAGGCTGACATGCTAGCTTTCCTAAAGGGAGAGAAGGAGGATATATGAAAGCCTTAGCGTTAGCAACAATGCTAGCTATAGGTGGTTGTACGCCATCGACCTATCATTTTAAGTGTGAGGATTGTGACCGATCACAATTCAGAATGACAGATTATAAATGTCAACGTGATGCACAATCATTTCAGGCCGTACCAACATTTGGACAAACATATCCAAATTCTGCTGGAATCTCAGTACCATACATATCTGGAAGTACATTAGTACCAGACTTCAATGACAATCTATTTGTATTATGTATGGCAGCACATGGATATATACAGGATAGATCAAAATGATAGATCACGAAAAGAAGATAATCTATGTAGACTACAGCACCCTAGCCGCCTTTAAGTCTTGTAAAGAATTATGTAGGCTGGGTTACCAACGTCATTTCCAACTTCGAAAACAAAAAGAGAGCCTGTCATTTGGACATGCATTCCATGCTGGATGGGCGGCGTACTATAATGCATTAGCAGGATGGCATTATGATACAGTGCTACGCACCTGGCATCCTATATCCATCGGCGCATCGCCGACTAGGTTGGCGCAAATTGCATTCCTACGCGATCTTAAGATTGAAGGCAATGAGATTCCAGTGACGATAGAATCGTCTGAAAAGCGCAATCTAGAACGTGGCTTCGCCATGTTAGAAGCATATATCGCTCGCTGGCAGAATGAGCCCTACGATAATATATTAGATGCCGAAGGCCATCCTATGACAGAGATGGGCTTCCAATTTAATCTCTGTCGTTTTGAAGGCTACCAAGTAGTGTATGTCGGGCACCGCGACCGCCTAATGATAAATCGTAACACATTACGACCGACGATATTCGAGGGCAAGACTACCACTCGTGCCTTGGATATTTATATATTATCTTGTAATCCTAATGAACAAGTAACAGGTTACTTCGTAAATATAAAGGATAAATTTGATAAGGAGGTTATGGATTGCGTTTGGGACTGCGCCTTTATCTCTTCCAGGAAGCCAGACATGGCTAAGGCCATATCTGATAGATTCTGGATGTACGGCGTGGACATCTCCAAGGATTTCAAACGACAAACCACCAGTAGGTCAAAGACTGACATTAGTGAATTCTTGATAGATGCAGAGGCATGGGCATTAGATTATTGCAAGTGGATAACCAGTGGTGTCAAGAGGTGGCCACGCACCACAGGTGCATGTCATAATTATGGTGGTTGTCAATTCCGCGGCCGTTGCA